GTTCGCCAGGTATATGTACGTCCCATCGCCCCACACGCCCAAGCCATACCCGCCGTCATCAATATGTCCTACGTTGGTAAACGTCGTGCCGTTGAAGGTGTAGGCGCGCAGACCATCATCGTAGTTCGCCAGGTATATGTACGTCCCATCGCCCCACACGCCCCAGCCATTTCCGCCGTCATCAATATGTCCTACGTTGGTAAACGTCGTGCCGTTGAAGGTGTAGGCGCGCAGACCATCGGAGTGGTTCGCCAGGTATATGTACGTCCCATCGCCCCACACGCCCAAGCCATTTCCGCCGTCGTCGATGTGATCTAAATGGGTGAATGCACTTCCATTGAACGAGTAGGCGTGGAGTCCGCCATAATTAGCAAGATAGATATATGTACCATCGCCCCAGACGGAATAGCCATATCCCTGGAATTCCCTGTGTTTATCTCTTAACTGCATTGATGCAAATAGTTCTTGCGTTACAACATTTGCAGAGCCATCAATATCCATATAGCATCGAACAGGCAGGTCGGGATAGAAGTCGAAGTCTGCTATTTGTGAGAAGAACCGTGTCGCGTAGTCGCCGCCGTTGGATAGGTTGGGGTTTCTCAGTTGCACCTCGTCGCTATCATCTGCACCTGCTATGACAATTTTCTGGGAATACCTATCAAATGAGGCCAATGTGCTATCAATGCTGAGTGTAAAATCCGCATCAACTGAACCGTCAGTTATATAGCTCGTTGAATTACTTTCAAACCCTGGATCAGAGAATAGGTTTTTCGTCACAAAAGCTGTGTTACTTACCGTTTCATCAGCATTAGGATCGCCGCCTGCGCCATCGTCTATCGCCATACTCGTAGATGATGGATCGCCATCAACACTGGCGAAGACAATATTTGCAGATGCATCATATACAGCTACCTCATCATTATCAGCGAATGAATTATCCGCTCCGCTTGCCACGGTCAGTGTGTCCTCTGTAGCGCCATCTGTTATAGCCGAGACTGTCTTGCCCCTATGCTGCGCCCGGATGGAGGTGGCGCTGTCGGTGAAATTTGAACATGCCGCAACATCCTGCGTCACGTCAAAGCTGTCCAGATTTCCATTTCCACTTGCATATAGCGTATCTATATCAGCATCAGCTATCTTCCTATTCAGCCATCTAAAAGCCGATGCACCTGAATATGTGTTTGACCCTGCGTTGTCTTTATGAACGTAGAGCGTACTCGACGGCGTTCCTACCGTCTGGGAGGTCGTCACTGTGCTTGCATCTGTGCCGTCAATGGCAAGGTCGAGAGAATCAGTCCCTTCGGTCTCCCATCTCAATACAACGTGTATCCATGTGTTCGCAGAAAAGGTATCGCTTGCGGTGATGCTCACGCCGTTGACAGTAGCTTTCCACTGCGTCGCTGAACCGTTCCAGTAAAGCACGACACATGAAGCGTCAAGCAGGTAGCGTGTATTGGTATCGGTAGAAGCGAAATATGGCTTAGTCCAGAATTCGATAGTTCCCTGTCTCGGCGCGGGTGCATTTTCGTACAGCGTCCCGGACATATCGGCAGATCCGCGGGAGTATTCAAGTAACCCGCTGACTGCCTGCTCAGAGGTAAGATTCGATGGCGTCAATGCGACGTAAGCTATACCCGTCCCTGTGCGCTTGCCTGCCGATAGATATGTCTCGCTGGTAAGTGGTGTACTGGCGTCGCTGAGTGTATCAGTAGATATACCGTTGACGTACAGGACGTGGCTGCTTCCTGACTTGGTAGCAAGAAGGCTAACCCACGTTCCGCTTGATAGGACTGTACTGGCTGTTGATGTATTGTCTACATTCCCGCTGTCTGTGAATCCCCAGACTATATCATCGCTGTTCTGCGTGATGAGTATATCACCCTGGTCTAGCAGGGCATAGGCATTGCTAACATCAATCGGACAGTACCGGATATAGGCAGACCAGTCGCTCATACCGCTTATGCGCGTGGCTTGCAGGTAGTCGTCTGTGCCGTCGAAGGAAAGCACCGGCCCACGGTCGCCGTGTGTCCACGTAGGGCCGGTTATAGTCCCTGTGTAGCCATTACGCGTCAGGTCGAACAGGCTGGCGGCGGGACTCTCATTTATCAGCCACATGAGCTGTAGTCCCCTCGCCATTGGATGGATGTGATTCAGCGTAGCAGTATATGACGGCTTGCGCCAACCAGCTATGCCAAATCCATCAACAGGCGGTGGCTGCGCCTGCTTCGCGCAGCCAGCGAATATCATGACTATTACCAGCGCAAATATCAGCTTTCGCATTTCTACTCCTTCATCGCCTCGTTAACCTGATCTTCTATCTCGTCCAGTATAGCTCGCGTGGGCGGTACGTCCGGGTTTTCTATCAGCGGCTTGAATCTCTGCGCTATTTCTGTATAGTCCCGGTTGAGCGTATCAAACGGCAGTCGCCAGCTATTACCCGTTGCTGCATTTCCCGCTGCATACTCAGTTAGTATCACCGTCGCCCGGATGGGCTTCTGATCCCATCTGCCCGTTGCCCTGTACCTCTTGGTTATTTCAACGTCCTTCCGCTGAGTCGCCTTTGCTCCGTCAGCATCAGTCACCCTGCATCCCACATCATAAGTGCCAGGGTCTACAAATACATGCGCATATTCATCGCTATCCTCGCCATTTACGAGTGGCGCGCCTTCCCCGAACTGCCACTCGTACTTTGTGATAGCGACTACAGTGCCGCCCGCTGTTTCGCTTTGTGCGTCTGCCGTAAAAGTCACAGTCACGCCAGCTACCTGAAGGTTTGGCTCCCACGTAAATGTCCCTGAAATATCTCCCATGTCCTCACCTCAGATAGAGTATGACATCGCCGCACTTGGCGTTGCCAGCGTTGGTTATGCCCAGCGTGAGCGGGCTGTTTACTGCTATTCCACGGAAGGTGACTCTATGATACTGCCGCATCTCAATGTCCACTCCGTAGTCATCTGTGCTGCCAGCGGATGCTATGCCCAGGCGGTAATGCCCCGGCCCGTAGCTATCCAGATCCATGCTATAGATGTCCTCAGAGCCGTCGCTGGTGATCTCCACACTGGTTCTTGCTATCTCGTCGTTATCCCACGTAGCGTCACGCCGCCTGTAGAGGTACACGAGAAGGTTATCAGTCGTCCCGCTTGCGTCGAACTTTATGTCAATTACCGTGTCAGTGTCCCTGTCCTGCATGATGTCGGAGGTGTAGAGGATAGTTGCTGATACAGTTGCGTCAGAGCCGGAATAGGACTTGGTTTTGTATAGCTCCGTATCCGCGCTGTCCTCTATCCATACCTCTTCGCCTATCCCGAACTGCTTGCTCACGCTGGCTGATAGGTTCAGCCCAAGCCCCTGTAGGATGTCCAGGGAATTGTCGTCAAGTATAGTCACATCATACAAGGCAGTGGGGGCGGTGGCGCTGGATGGCACAAGGCAGACCCGCTCTATTATGCCGCTCAGGTGGCTGGAGGCTGTGCCACTGATAGTGCCCCCAGCCGAACTCGTCCAGTCAAGCGTCACCTTCTTTACCGGGTATAGCTTTTCATAAGTTTCTGTTACTGTTCCTGTTGCCATTCACATCAGTCCTTTTTCATCTCAAGGATCTGAACAGGGCTGTCCTCTTCTGCTTCCTCTGCTGCTTCCGTCTCTTCTTCTATATCGAAGATAAGGTCAAGGTAGAAATATGATTCAGGGCTGATTTCCACGCCCCGCTTATCCAACTCATCCAGGTTCACCTTGACCTTGTTGAACCGGATTTCGATAGGATTAGCGGCAATCTCCTCGAATTCAGCGGCATAGCCAGCCTGGTCGGGGATCACGTACTGGTCATTTTCCGTTCTATACTGCCCATCCTCATCCTTATCTGCATACTTGTCTATGATTTTCATGCGTGCCTGCTCGAAGGTTTCAATCTCCTTGACTACTTCCCTGCTGATACGCATAAGCCAGTATGAAAGCTTGTTGGGGATGGTTTTCTGCTCTGCCAGTTCGCCCAGAGCCCTGTTCAGTCCTATTAGCATTCTCGCTTCAAATTGAATTGGTTTCATTCATTTGCTCCTTTGCGTTACGGCTGCTACATACGCAGCAGCCGCCATATTTATGTTGTCGCCTGAGTGCAGGCGATCCAGTATGCTGTGCCATTTACGCGAATCTTCAGCCCGCGATCCGGCGTATCTGAAAATGTCGTCTCCCACTGCGTGGAGTTAAGCCCTACAAACTCGAAAACGTAGGGCAGGTCATTTGTATATCCCGAAACCCCATCCGCAACGAACCTGTGGATACTGCTTACAGTAGTACCTGCTATCCGGGCTGTTGTGCCATCAAAATATACTTCAGACTGACCTGCGGCATAAGTACCACCCGACATGACTACGTTGGGAACGTGAAGCGTCGCTCTTGTTGCTACACCGAGTCCTGTTATACTGCCACTTGTCCCGAAACTCAGACTGAGGTGCGCGCCGTGAGCCGTACTGCCTGCTACGTTGCTTACCGTCGTAAAGGATCGCAGCGATTCTCCGCCGCCGCCTGCACCTGTAAGATACAGCCTGTTGTATATCCCGCGATTGTCACCGCCTGTCGCGCCGTTATCGAAATATAGGCTGACGAACTTTAGATTGCTAGTATCCTTGACGATAGGTGAACTCGATGTTCCCGCCTTGATAAAAGCACCATCCGTATTAGCTGTGACGGACTTACAGTCTATCCGCGTCGCTGTCAGTTCAACAGCGGCATTGCCGCAATCCACCTTAAAGGTAGCGGATGCGCCTGTGTAGACTGTGAAGTCTATGTCATTTCCTGTATTCCCTACAGCCACAGCAGTCGTTCCAATACTCAGCACATCACCGGACGTGCTTCTGCCTACTGCTTCCTCAAAGTACACCATGTTGCCTGAAGACCAGTCCTGGCCTATATTTGTTACTCCTGTCGATTTAGGCATTCATTTTCACCTCCGATGTGTTTTTATGCGTCATGTTCATAGCCGTTAAGCTGGCACAGATTCATTGAGTACCAGAACCACGTCCTGTCCCTGCTCCCTGGTGCGGATCTGTATCTGTGTTTCCGCTGTAAGAGATAGAATATCTTTGCCTGTTAGCTTTGTCTGATCCAGCTCTATCTTTTCTAATTCCAATTCCATCAATCCTCATGATTGTGGCATCGCTTCTTTTCATATATGATCCTCATGCCGCATATAGAACTCAGTCTACGCCAGCATAAAATGGAATGCGATATTCTGTACTTGCCAGATATATCTTGAAATATCCGTCTGCTGTAGAGTATGTTCCCGAACTAACTACCTGCATATTATCAGTAGCATTATTAGCACACTGAATAAGATAACTGGGTTTATCGCCCTGGAAATAGAAACCCGCGCGAGTAACCCCAGTTGCCTGATTGCTAAATAAGCAGAAGGCATCAGGGCCACTTGCCAAAGTCGTATTATACTTGTTCACCCACAGCCCTGCATAATAGTCTATTGCGCCAAGCTCTGTCAGTTCCACGTTCACGCCTGCCACGGAACAATGGGAGCAATCCGGCGATCCGCTCTTCATTATATAAGCGTATAGTGCATAAAAACCTGCTCCTGACGCTCCGCTTCCCGCTGCGGTTAAAGTCAAATCTACACCGATAGGGTTGAACTGTGTCGCAGAGCATCCGCCAGTCTTAACCCCCGTATTATTAGCCGAGACATGGATACCGTGGGCATAGCCGCTAGATGTAGTGCAGGCATCTGTAACCGTACATTCCCACGCATTGACCGCGCTGGAACCTGCTGGCGTTGTGTTGGAGTAAATGGATCGCGTTGCAGCATCGTCTATATAGATGCCATAATCAAATTCCAACTTTCCGCTGCCTTTTGCCACATAAATACCGTTGAAAGCACCTGTCATAGTTGCTGAAGCATCAGCCAATGACTCGACTCTCAAGCCTTCTAGATTACCAGCAGAAAGCGAAAAGCCTGAACTAACTTCTACTGATGCCAGAAGTGCAGAAGTCTGCCCAGCCGCCATAGTAGTATCGCCGGATTCTTCCACGTATCCGCGCACGGCAGCGCCGATGCCTTGCGACCTGTTAGCCTTGATACGTAACTGCCCGAATACGCCATACCATGACGTATCATTAGTCTGGGCTGTTCCTACCAGAAGTCTTGAGCGTATGCCAGAAATCGGGTTGCCAGTGGTAAAATCTGTCCCGCCGCTGGTGGGCGTTCCCGAATAAACTACCATGCCGTTCCTGGATGTGTTTGACAGAGCGACGCATGTAGTATCGCCGCTTTCCCCTTCGACTACAGGCCCGCTGAACGTCACATTATTCGCATTGGTAAAAGCTATAGCGCCTGCACCGTTCAGGGTAATGGCTTCATTGTCTGCGCTATTAGCCATCAACACCAGATCATCGCCTGTAGTGTCACCGCCGTATACGGTTAGCTTCGTAGCATGTGCCGTTAGCTTGCCCGCACTGCCACTAACCCCTCCGATAGTTATATCAGCACCAGCAGGATTTAGCGCAATATCCCCTGTGGTACTTAATGTCAGGTTCTTTGTCGTGCCGGTTGTACTGATAGTCATATCCCCGGCTTTGGTGATGTCAGTCGTCACCGTAGCGGACCCGAAGCTGATCCCGGTAGTCAGAGTACCTGCGAATGTTATGCCCGTGGTTGATGTACCAATATAGATGCCCGTAGTCGCCATCTGGCTCTTGATATATAGACCATACGTCCACGGATAGCCTGCCACAGCATCGACGTGATACGCGTAGCCGTTGGTAACTGTACCAGAGTTATTCAGCGCAGCGCGTACACCGTAGAGCGTAGTGATTTCCCCGCCAGCGCCCAGGTCTACCTGCGCTTCAAGGCAGGTTCCCGTGGTAATAGTTCCTTTTTTGGCGTCTATATTGGCTATGATAGCCCTCGCGCCCGCTATTGTACCTGTGTCGCTATTGCTGTTTAGACCGGCTTTGATTTCCGCTCCGTCAGTACCTCCTGCTATCGTCCCCGTTCCCGTTGCGCGGGAGCGGATCTGCATTCCCTGGAGGTTCTGACCAGACGCCATTAGCGAACCGAGCGCCTGTATATACAGAAACCTGCCAGGAGACGTGCTTGTAGTAGTCTTGTAGAAGTAGACCTTGCCGTTCCCTGCGTCGGTCTGCATGTAGGTATTGCCGGATTCACCGATATATATCTTCAGGTCAACATCCTGTCCTGTGTTCCCGATAGCGACCTCAGATGTTCCTATTTTCACCAGGTCGCCTGTAGTGCTACGTCCGACCGCTTTCTCATACCAGTATATTTCACCTGATGCCCAGTCTGTTTCTATTTTCCAGTTGCCTGTTGCTCTAGGCATTTATGTTTTTCAACTCCCTGTGCCAGGGCTTTCGGCCTGGCAAACGCTCTCTTTCACTAATATTATGCGTCTACGCCCGTGTAAAATGGTATACGTACCTCTGTCGTTCCCAGGTAGCATTTGAAATATCCATCTGCTGTAGAGTATGTTCCCGAACCTACCACCATCATGTTATCTGTGGCATAGTTAGCAGTCTGTATCAAGTAATCGGGCTTATCACCCTGGACATAGAAACATGTCCTGGTTACGCCTGATCCCTGGTTACTGAATAAGCAGAATGCATCTGGCCCTGTCGCCTTGGTTGTGTTGTATTTGTTCACCCACAAGCCTGCATAATAGTCTATTGCCCCAAGCTCCGTAAGTTCCACGTTGACACCTGCTACCGCCGCGCTGGAAAGTGTTGGGCTTCCGCTCTTCATGATATAGGCGTAAAGCGCATAGAATCCAGCCGAACCGCCCGCCGTAAGTGTGAAATCTACACCGATGGGATTGAACTGCGTGTTAGAACAGCCTCCTGACTTGGCACCTGTGTTGTTAGCTGTAACGTGGATTCCGTAAGCATAGCCGCTGGACGTGGTACAGGCGTCTGTAACAGTGCATTCCCATGCGTTAATAGCAGATGTTCCTGATGGTGTCGTATTGCTATATATTGACACCTCAGCAGAATCATCTATATAGATGCCGTACTTAAACTGCTCTTTCCCGCTACCCTTTGCTATGTATATTCCAGATAGCGTACCTGTCAATGTACACGTATCGTGCATCAGCGACTCCACCCGCAAGCCTTCAAGGTAGGAGCTAGCTGAGAGGGTGAAGCCTGAACTGGTCTCGACACTTGCTAACAGTGCCGATGTCTGCCCGCCGTGCGTGGTGCTTCCAGATTCCTCCACGTAGCCGCGCACAGCAGCATGGACACCCTGCGTCCAGTTGGCTTTCGGTCGGAAATGTCCCTCTATCGCATAGATGGATATGTCGTTGGTCTGGGCTTTCACCCATACGGATCGGCTGTGTATGCCGCAAAAAGGCGTGCCGCTGGTCAGGTCATCACCTGTACTTGGAACGCCGCTGTAGACGTTCAGCACCTCGTTAAAGCTATCCGTAAAGGTGCTGCACGTACTATCGCCTGATGCAGCTATGTCCATACAGGATGCTGTGCCTACCAGTGATAGCTTCCTGTTACCGCAATCGTACTTGAGATAGTTAGTCTCGCCGCCGTAGACGTAGAAATCTATATCATTTAATGTGTTTCCGATCACCACGTCAGCCGTGCCGAACTTAGCCACGTCGCCTGTGGTGCTTCTGCCTATAGCCTTCTCGTATATGTAGTACAGGCCGGAAACAAAATCATCTTGTATTGTTGTAGCCAAAGAGATTCACCTCTCTTTGTTGGCTATTTGTTTTCTGTATCCTCCGCCTGAACTGCTTTGTTTTTCGGCGGATTGCTTACGCGCTTCTTCGTGGGGGTTCGCTTGCGCTTGGGCTTAGCATCCAGGTCTACGGCTTTCTTTTCCCTGATCAGCCTCTCCGCTAACGGTCTTGGCATGTTCAACTCCTGCCCTTTGCCCTCGCCCAGTTGCTTGTCGCCTGGTCTGGTCATCCACTCATCAATGAGCCTGACCCTGACGGTAGGTATTTCATCGGGCATAGGCTGCTTAACCATGACAGCCGTACCCCTGTCTATAAGCTGCTTGGCAAAGCGTTCAGTAACATTAAGCTCTTCGCCCTGGCCCTCGCCCTCTGTATCATCGCCAGTATGGCCCATCCATTCCCTCAGAAGCCTTATTGTCGTTCCCATCATATTCCCCTTTGCTGTAAACTGAGAGGGCAGAAGCCCCCTCAGTAAGTTAGTGCTAGGATACAGCCGCTGGCGGCACGTCCCTGCCGATTCTCGGCTCACTCAGGATATACAGCACAGCACCAAGAGCAGCATTGCTCGGATCAGGCACTACCGCTGCTACACAGTCATAAGCCGTGGCAGTCGTCGCCAGTTCACTTGCCTCTATTTCCACCACGATCAGCGGGTTGGTGGAAGAAGCAGAGAACTTAACGCCCGAAGACGTTGCGGCTGTGAATGTAGCAGACAGCGAATCACTTGACGCTGGATTGGTACACGTCTTGTAGTTGAACGCCATCGCCACTGAGCCTGCGCCAGCTACGCTTGTGCCTTTCTTGATGGTCAGTGTCGGCGCGCCAGTGAGCGCCCCGCCCATAAAGATGATAGTGAGGCGGTTGTAGTGTGCCATGTTTACCCAATCGCCGCTCCTGACTCCGCCGTTCAGGTCTATGGGAGCTATACCTGGCACTATCTTGTTGTTTTCAGTAAAAGTAGCCATTTATCGAATTCACCTCTTTATCTGATCAGCTTTCGCTGCTATCTCGCTTGAAGGTCGATTACAGGACTCAGCGTGGTGCTTGATACACGCGGCGTCAAAGCACCGGGCCACCAGCACATTCCATCATCCCTGAACGTCCACCTGAAAGCCGTCTCGTCCGTGTCGAACTTGAAATGTAGTGAAGTCATGGACTTGATGCCCGCTCCTGCCTTTACGCCGTGCAGGTATTCGGTGGGGTCCCAGAACCAGATGTCGCCTGCATCACCAATGGTGGCGCAGTTCTCGTTACTGATAATGGGTCTGCCAAACAGCGTGTCGTAAGGTGTTGCAGATGCACCATTGGCAGGCATAAATACTGGAACGCCGCCAGTACCTACAGCCAAGTTGAGCGTGAACAGTTGCGGAATACAGTCGTCATTGATCAGCCACACCGCACGTCGCCTGTTCCTGCCAGGCATACGGGAGTACATCTTCACAATGTTGTCATACTCGATAGTGTCGGCTGTCTGCCCTTCCTCTTTGTCCTGCTGTATCTTGCAGTTAGCCTGGAATAGGCCTTCCAGCTCGCCTGTGCCCGTGCCGTTGATAATTTCATACTCCAGCTTCGCGGCAAAGGCATCGGTAAACATCCGCTCAAGCATAGCACCGATGCTTACAGGACTGTCCTCTATCAGCTCGTCAGATGAGTACGCCAGGCCAAACAGCTTGTGCAGCGTCAGCCTTACTTCACCCATCTTCGGCTTGGATGATGTGCCAGTACCCTCTTCGGCTTTGCGGTAGACGATCACGCCGCCGAACAACAGCCCGCTCGCCCTGGTAGTGTCAACGACACAGGGAATGGCGATACTATTGCTCTGCATGGGTATCTCCGTGACGCGGGACAGGAGATCAGACGATCCGATGCCGTTCTCAAGCAGCCTGGTGGCGTGTTCCTCTGGAACGAGGAATCCGCCCTCAGAATCAACGCCCTCTTCCATCCCTGCACCTGCGGCTTTTTCCATGATCATCTTCAGACGAGGATCAAGCCCTCTGCCCATGCCAGCCTTCGCTACAGCTTCGCCAAACTCAGAAATGGTAGGAAAGCCGCCTGTCGGGTCATTTTCCTTGGTGGGCAGCTTCTTCTCCTTCGGCTGCGGTTTGAGTTCATCAAGGGCTTTCTCGTGTTCCTCTGCCTGCTTTGCCAGTGCAGCCTTGATTGCTTCATCCTTTTCTTTATCCCATTGAGTCTTGACTTCAGCAAGCTGCTTCGTAAGCTCCTGCTTTATGTCTACCTTGGGAGGCTTGGCCGGCGCATCCAGGTTCTTCTGTATCTCAGCAGTCAGCGCCGCTATTTCTTCTTTAGTTAAAGCCATTTATCATTTTCACCTCTGCGAATCAGTTGTCTCTCTTTCATTTCCGTGTCTTACGTCGGTTTGCTAATATCTCCAGCGCCGTTGCCTGATAGCTCTCAAATCTATCTCCAGCTTGCGCCTGATATTTCTGCTTTGATACGGGTCAAATGGCAAAGAAAAACGGGTCAGCGCAAACTTCGCCATCTGACCCGTTTTTGTGGATATTCTATTGTGCAGGACATTTTTTACGGAAAGCCCTGCCCCAAAACCGGTTGAACGAGATCCAGTTAATCCATGCTCAAATGCTTTCTGTCCATCCACGGCTATGTAGCAGGTAAGTCAGTTCACCTAAACCACATTTAGTACAAACAGGATATGGAAAACCTAGTAGATCTATTGTTGCCGGATCCTGATCCTGCCAAACATGACTGCATTCCAAACGTAAAGCTATGATTTGCTCATTTAATTCCTTGATCGCAGTTCGGTCTTCGGCAGTTTTCTCGTCCATTGCTTTTTCTATTTCCTCTATCTGCTTTCTATCGGATTCCGTCTTATTCGCTATGGTATCATATAGCTTATTCCTGTCGTTATCTAGTTGACGGAATCTTTCCTTGATGTTATCCTGTTTCATCATACTTCCCCTTTCATAAAGCTACTACTTCTGGATGACTTTGCCCTGCATCTTCGCTATCCGCTCTTCTGCGGTCAGTATATGCGGCTCGCCATCCAGTTCTTCATCAGCATCTTCACCGAATACCTCTGCCAGTATTTCGGTCAGGTCTATTTCCTCTTCCTCTGGCTCTTCCTCTTCTTCCTCTTCATCAGGCGTTTCAGCAGGGGTGAGCCTCGCAAGTATCTCGTTCATCTGCCCCTGCATCTCCGCTATCTGCGCCTGAAGAGCGGCTATGTCGGTTTCTTTTTTCATATTTTCTAAAGCCTTTAGTGTGTCGTGCCAGGAGTCTAGCTCATTATCATCTTCAATTTCATAAAAGCCGTCTACGTCATCATAACTGCCATTATACCAGCTAATGCACTTTACTGCTGCCTCGGAATATTGCTTGAACTCTGGCGACTCTTTCCCAAAATCTGAGTAGTGTCTACTCAGATGTGAAAACACACTCTTCCTATCGCCAGGCGGTATCTTCGTTCCGCCCCGCGCTCCCAATAGCGCAGCCATAGCAGCGGCAACGCCACGCCATACGGCAGCATGTCCAGATGCCTTGTGGTGCGGGAGTTTATATGCGCTCTTTACATCAGCATTAGCGGAATCCACCCATGCGCACATCAGTTTCAGGTCAGACACCTCAGCAGCGGCAACCTCAGCAGGGCCGTCCCATGATACGTTTTCATCGGCTTTGCCCAGGTCGCGGTAGGGGATGACTGCTTTCGCTATAATATCTAAATTAAAAGCCTTTTCCCTTGCTCTTATAGACTCAATCAGTTCTCTCTGCTCAAATATATTCTTCAAGCTTATTCTTATAGCTTCTGTTAGCGTAATGCCTTGTACGTCTGCTATGATAGCAGCATAGTCCACAATCTCTTTGATATGTGCATGGGATAAGCCGTCTGTTTTCTTAGCCACTTCATTGACCATTATATTATCTAGTTCAGGGCAAAGCTGCTTTAGTAATTGCGACCTTTGGCCGCTATCCGGTAATGCAAAATCTATGATATGGTGAAACCTGCCAGGTCTATCCAACAGGGCATCAGGCATCTTCTCAGGATAGTTAGATGTTAGAATTGTCAGTAGGCCTTTATTCTGCCGTATCCCATCAAGCTCTGTTTTGAGTAAGTCAGTACAATATCCGCCTAGCCATGAATCTATATCCTCTATAAACAGGATAGAAGGCGCAAGATCCCGCGCCATGTCAAATGAAAGCGAAAGCACATATTCCGGCCTGTGCCTGTCAAAATCCTTACTGGATACCCAGATGAAGGTGGTATTACTATCATTCATAAGGATGCGCCCGGTCTTTGTCTTGCCAGTACCAGGCGGCCCCATGAATATCATCCCACGACTGGGCATTGCGGCTTTCTTCTTATCCAAAGTTGACTGTACTTGCTGTACCTTGACCTTTTCTTTATCCTTGGTTATTAACGAATCCCACGCCTCATCTGTTGTATTTAGAAACTCACCGCTCAGGGCAAATTTCTCATTCTTGAGATAGTTGTTTTCCTTGACCCATGCGTGAATAGTATCCAGTAAGCCCTTATTCCAGTTCTTCTGATCATGGGTGGTGATAATATTTACATTCAAACTGCTCCAAGTAGGATAGTATTCAAGGATAAATTTCTCCGAGAGTCCTTCATAGAATACCATGCCCTCTATTAGAAAGTCGTCGCTAATCTCCGAATTAAGCTGTATTACACCATATCTGGGTGGAGCTTCAGTTCCGTTTTCCTGAAAATTCCTGATGTCTGTCTGCCTATAATCCGCAAGAATAGTTTTGAAAGCTGATAAATATGACCCTATGAGCGGACTGGGTATCGCAAATATATTAAGAAATACGTCTTTAATATCGCATCCTAGATAGGATTTGATTATACCGTTTACAAATGAGGTCGGAATTTCCTCTGGCTCTTTGGCATCAAAGGCTACAGGAAGGGCTTTATTCCAGCGTTCGGGGCTATCTATATCTTTGGATGCAAATAACGTCGCTTGTTTCCCGCTATCATGCTCTGCCACCCATTTCTTAGCCTCTGCCATCGTCCATTTATTTACGTCAAAGAGATACGTCGCTACCTTCTTTTCCTTGCCACAGTACAGCGCCTTGATGCCCTGCGATGCGCTGATGGTAATGGTTGCCGTTATCCTGCATTCACGACCGGGAACGGGTACACGGTGATAGTTCTCGGTGGTTTCGGGCTTGGTGATTACTCCTGGCTGCGTCTTGACAATGTACCTGTTCATGTCTTTCTCAGAGATAAGACCCTTTTCAACCGCATTCTGGATGGCAAACGGGTTTGAGGGGATGACCACATCGCTGTATTCCAGCATTATCCATAGGGTGAATATCCTGTCCAATTCCACGTCGTCAGGCACGTCCCGTTGGTGAAGCTTCATGAATTGCTTGTACCTGTCTAGCCACTGGTCAAAATGTTTTCCCCACGTCTTGTCATGCGGCTCTACCCACTCTATGGGTACAAAGCCTATAGACTCGCCTATGGGCATTTCCTCAAGGCGATAATTGTATATCTGCTCGCCAAGCGGATTCGCCTTTGCTGTAGTATACCTGGTTCGTGCTATGATACTGAAGAGATGGGGGTCTATCTTTAGCCAGAGGTTCTTGCCTACACCCAAACCAGCGTAATTGTGACCGAATAGCACGACCTTCAGCAGTTCATAGTCATCTAATATAGCGCCTTCAGGCAGTACAGCCTCACCATCCCTATCCTTTGCTATGGTATTGATGGTGACAACTGCCTCGCGTTTGGGCTTCACATCTGCATCAATCTGCGTATAGTCTTTTAACTCAAAGCCCACATCCTCTTTTTTGACGCCATATTCCTTGTTAGCTCGTTCCATGACCTTTTCTGCGACTGGTAATATGACTGAATTACAGTCAGCCAGGTCGTTGAGAAAAGAGTCAAGTTTTACTTCATTCATTCACCTTCACCCGACTTCTGTGTTATCCCTTTCAGTGTATGCTTTCAGCTTCTTTCCATATTCTATCAACTTCTCATTCTGTATAGAAAAATCCCTATCGCCCATAATCTGCTCAAATATCTGGTTCGGGCTTAGATTATTCGGGTCACCGACAATCTGCCAGTTACCCGCATAGTATTTTTGTGCTTCCATTAGCAAGTGAAATAGCGACATTAGCCCTATATGTACCAATATGTCTAATACCTCTCGCTCTTCATCTGTCATGGTTATGGTCATCTCTCTTCCCCTTTCAATTCAAGCTCTGCCAAAAGCTATCTACCCGCGTCACAGCTACAGTATGACCCCGTTGATGCGCTACCTGCAATGCCATAGCCAGCAACCGAAGCGTAGCATCTATCTCCGCCCATGGCTTTCTGCGCTGCTTGTAGATGTTTTCGTATTTACCCATCCTTGACCCTCGTAGCTATTATCTTACCATCCTTCACACTCAAGGTGTACGGGAATTGCTTCCCCCTCAGTGCATCCACCTCGTCCTTAGTGGCATATTCAGCGGACAGTACCTCGCCCATGTCATCCAGGTCCACCACTACAGTAATGGTATGGCGCACAACCTCACCTGGCTGGCTCGTATCCACAGATAGTGAACAACGAGATCGCAAGTCACCGAAGGATGTGCCTGTTGGTTTGATGCGTCCACGGTATTCACCATCAAGTCGCTCGTTCCACAGGCGGTCAAAGTCAGCTGTGAGGCGTGCCTTTTCCTTCGCCAGCCAGTTTTGGTGCTCCTTGCAGTCGTCCAGTCTGCTCATGGCATCTCCTTTTCATCTGCTATCCACAGAACCACCGCTTCCGCAGGGTCGAATATGTATTTTCCCGCCACCATACCCACAGAGTCACCTGTTGACAGTATCATAAGATTGTATTCGCCTGATTCATTGCTGATATGGACTATCTTGTCTATAATGCCCGTAACTTCCTTTCCATCCCAGAACTTCGCAGTAGCTAGGCGTCCGGTCAATTCACCCAGGTGAAACGTGTGTTCATGTCTCATTATATCATCTAATATGCTCATGCCGTCTCCTTTGCGCTATGTAATTCTGCAAGACTATCAAACCATGCCGTTTTCCCCTTAGCTTTGGCATATTGTATTCGATTGCACAGCTTACATTCACGGATATATGCTATATCAAGGTCATCGCTCTTTATAGTTACTACATAGTCATGACAACAGTCGCATCCATTACTATACCATTCTTCTATAAGCTCACACGCTTTACGTGCATCTACTAGCCATCTTCCTTCATCACTGGCTTTTTCTTTTTCGTGCCAGACAAGGTTACGCAATACCTCTATCTGTTTCCATGTGACCCTCGGCTTTACCTTCTCAGCTTTCAAATACGCCTCTCGCAGGGCTGTCAAGACATCCTCGAAGCGTATATCGTTAGCACACGATTTGCAACGACTAACCATCTTCAATAATGCGTTATGAATCTCACTTAGCGTAGTGGGAGTAAATACGCGTGGCAGTTCCATGTCTTTCAAATCTTTAGCTGTCATGTCCTCTCCTTTTCAGCAGTCCTCACGCCCGTCTCTAATGGGGCTATGTATGCCTTGACATACCTATCTGCTGGGCCGCCCCATCTGGCAGAAGATATAGGAACGTATAGTGCCTCTTCTGCTTGCTTTCGCCATGCAGCAGCGAGGGCATCCAGAAATGCTTGTATATCATCTGCACGTATCTGTAACACTGCACCGTCCTCGCCCCCTGCGTTATCCCTGTTGGTTATTCCTGGCAGACTCCAAAGACATGGTGACTGAATGTCCTCTGGATCTAGGCTGAATAACTTTATCTCCTTATCTGTCATAATTCGTCTCCTTTTCATCCTCCCAGACTATCTCTGGCTGCCTCTTTCCTTTCTGGCACTTCGCGCAATGCTTACATTTCCTATATGTAGTATCTTTCGCTGTATAGGGGTAGTTCAGTTTCAATGAATGTTCGTGTCTAGTTTCCCAGCAATGCCCGCCTATTTCAAGACATCGTTCTTCAGTTATCTTCTCTTGCACCTTATAGTCTGCATCCACAATAGCAATGCGTCCTTTTGCGTCTTTGATCTGTTTTACAGGCATATCTCTCTCCTTTTCAAAATCCCTGCCTTTGGGCAAACGATGTTCGCAGCTATCACTATAACTCACATGCTCTTTAGTTCTGGTACATTGCCCGGCATCGCCTGGCTCCAGGGCATCCTCATATAAATCAGCGTATGATATGAAATGACAACAAAAGAAACAGCCATCCTTTCTATATCTATCAGGATTGTCGTCGAACTCGCCTATAACTGTCATCGTGTTCTGCATATCAATACACCCTCCCCTCCACATACTCAGGCGGGTCGGTTGCGCTGATTATCTTGCCGCCCAGTGCTTTGCACGCCATTTCTGCAAGGGTGTAGTCAGGCCAGGGGGTGTAATTAACCAAAAGCCTATCAGAGAAAAGTGTAATAAGCCTGCGAAGTCTTTTATCACTAGCAACCCATCGGTTCAACAGTATAGTTGCTTCCCCTTCACCAAGCGAAATCGTTACTGCCATCACTCTAGCCCCCAGAGAGTCTCGACCATGAAGTTAAAGTATTCGGGGTCTTTTGTAGCTAGATCTAGCGGCTTTTCGTATATATATTGAATACCTGAGCTGATAATCTCTGTAGCCTTATCATTCTCGTAGATTTTCCCCATGTACGGGTCAAGAAACTTGTCTTTTTTCGCGAGTTCACTGGTACGGTAACTATTGCTAAGATTCGCTAACTTCACGGCCCGCTCACCCTTTGTCCTGGCTTTGAGAAATTCAAGTGCCGCCTCTCTAACTTGCTGATTATTCTCTTCTAGCCAGTGTCCCAGTTCATGTGCTACTGTTGAGCTTTTAGAAGAACGGCTCACATATATTACATGCTGCTCATAACAAGCACGGATTCCAGGCTTTAGAGTATACTGCTCCACTGTCCCACCTTGGGGCCAAACGCCCTCGGAAATATATCTACTGAACTCACGCACTTCTTTTTCTGTCCACTTAGTAACCTCTTTCCAGTCTTCGCCCCTATTCAGTGCAGCTATTCTATTCACCTTTACATTGAAATCTACTCCAGATTTAGCCCCGGCGCGATTAATCTGTAAGATTTCATGTATTTTCCCCTTTAACTCCTTTCGCATTTGTCCAGCTTTTTCCTGCTGTGCCAATAAGTGATCCATTATGTCATCAAAGGCACTTTCATTTCCTGCCTTATATGCTTCTGCCGCCCTCAACTGAATAGCTTCAAATTCTCTTTCAATACCAGCTATCGCTGATTCATTAGCTTCCGCTGTTGCTATAACCTCCTGCCTGACTTCCTCCGCCGTCTTCTGCACAGCCACTTCCTTCACTATCGGCAGTAGGGAACACCTACCTAATGGATGAAGGGGCGGATGCTGTACCTCTTCATAATCAAAGACCATCGTCCCGCCATCTTCCAAACTCAGCCTGTCACCATGCTCAAAAAACGCCTGTCCCAAGCCCATTGTCGTGCCGTGCATATTAGCACAGAAAGCACACGCATCAGCCGCAGCGTGCCATTCCTTGCCCTCTATGACCCCGCTCTGTATCCATGCCTCCTCTGCACCTGCGTTAGCCCCCCAAATCGTCTCTGTACGGGCTATGCGCTCTGCACGGTACTTGCTCATGTCATCAAAGGTGTCCTGCACCCTGCGGCGTATATCGGGTATGCCTTCACCAGCAGCAGATCCCTCAGCCAACGTCGCCCGAAGCTTACGCATGGTTTCGTCTGATACAGTGAAGCTCATCTTGTTTGTCCGCTCACGGATCTGCCTCTCTACACGCGGATTTGTCACCTTGAACGATATGCCTGCTGCAAATTCCTTCATCTCGGCTTCCCCAGTCTGCTTGACGGCATCAGTGACGTGTATGCCTGCCAGTGTCTCTAGCTCCTCGCGCCAGGCTTCACGGTCATTCTGGTACAGTTCCAACAGGTCTTTGCATATCCGCTTGCTGTGTGCTTTCACTACGGTCACGTCTGCATCCATGAACACCTGGTCAGGCATGGTTTCCAGTATAGCATCGCACTGCCGCTTGAAGTATTTTCTCAACGCAGCCTTGAACTTGCGCTCCGTCTTGCCAGCCCGGTCTATCATCCGCTCATGTCGGGCTTCTGCGCTTTCGGCTTTCTCCTGCTTCAGTTGTACTATCATTGCTTGAGCGCAAGCCTCAACGAAGATGGTTTTGTTTAGGAGTGATAGGCGGTGACGGTTCATGATTCCCCATCTAAGGTGTTAGTTATCCCTTTCTGTATATGCTCAAATAACTGTTTTTTCACATTATTTGACAGGCCTTTAATATCTACTTTCCAATCCTGGAGTTGTTCGCTAAAAAACGGAAGTGCATGTGGCTCTCCATCTCCATTCAGATATACACCGCTAATATATATATTATATGCAATTAACTCTGCTCCAGAATCTACTTTACTAGCGATTTGTTTACAACGTTCTACATCCATCAGCTTCCCCTTTCAACATGCTATCCGCCCACGCTTCCAGCGCATTCAGTCTTTCCTCTGTAAATATCTCTTTTGCTTGTTCCCATTGTGCAGCTATTTCTTCGTTTGATAGCCTTAGTGGTTCCAGGCGGGCGTCTCCTATACCTAGTACCTCTGCTTTATATATTGCCTTCACAAAGTCAGCCATGTCTTTGAAGCCGCACTTATCTTCATCCATAAGATTCCTTATGCCTTTGGGTTGAATGATTGTAACACCAGTATTATTGTTCCTGTTATACACAGAATCCCACCAAAAGCCCGATATAGTATTACATGGATTGCTATAGCATTCTCATAATACCATCTGGCAAGTCTATTGTTCATAGTCAGTGGCATGAGAAAAAGGAAAATAAGCCCCAGTATCAATACCAATACACCATAACTTTTGCCATCCATCAACTTCTCCTTTCAGTTCCACATCTCTTTAGCCCGCGCCATAACCTCTCGCGCCATCTCTGTCAGTTCCTCTTCGCCCATGCCCGCTAGCGCCATAGGTGTGACGTTGCCCTGCGGCAGAAACACGTCACCATCGTCCACTGTATCAAAGTCATTGTATTCCCTGCCCTCGTTCTGCGTTATCAAACCAAGCTTCGTCCATATCTCCGTCTCCTTCAACCTTAACTCCCTGTCTTTCGGCACAGGATTCTCATGTAGCATGAACAAATGTTCGTCATATCGTGGACACAATTTCTCTGTTAGCTTCTGGTCTATGCGCTTGCAATAGGGCTGCACAGCAAACTTGGCATGTTGATATGTCCCTGTCTCCGCTACCGCCCTGTTGCTGGCTTCCATTGTAGCGTAGGATATAGGTACACGGAATGCCGCATATATCTCCTCCCTGACCCATCGGCGGCCGCCCATGTAACTCATGTCGCGGGGCTTAGTTCCGAGTTCATATACTTCATCAAGTATCTCATTAGAGAAATACCCAGGCTTTCCTACGTTACCCGTACCACCATGAATCTTCCTCATGGTAGCCTCAACCTGTGCCTTCTGATCCTTATTCAGTGACTTCTTCAGCTTCCAGATGATGTCCGGCCTGCCCATGTTCTTGAACATAGCTGACTCATACTGGTACATATCCTGCCAGACTGTCTGCGCCTCTAGTGCGCCCATGATGCTGCCTATGCCGTAGAATTCATTGAGTGGCGATGGGCAATAGAAGTGGATTATCTCTTCCTCTTCAAACGTGATCTCTTCGTTGCCCCGCTTGTATATGTACCGCGCCACGCCCTTCTTCTTATCAGGTACGGGCTTCATCCACTGCGGCTGCACCATCCATATCTCCTGCGGTATACTTTGTCCGCCTACATCACCGTTTTGCAAATACCAGTAGGCATTGCCTGTCAGTTCCAGGAACAGTACTGTCAACTCAAACAGGTCATAACCATTCATGAACGGATTGACCTTTATGAGCAAGTCCAGCATAGGATGATCGGTTATCTCTTCTACATCATCTGACTTGCGCCTGTAGCTCTGAAGAAAATTCTGCTTGTGTATGTATTCCAACTGTGCCTTTGTTACTGGCTTCGTGTCAACGAAGCTATACTTCTTGTCCCTCTTGTTTTTGCCCACGTATAGATTCCAGGGCACGTCTGCCACGGCTGATGAGTTTATTCTGCTACAGTCAAAGACCGCACCCCTGAACATCTTTAACTGCGCTGCAAAGTCGGTCGGCTGTACCTTGCCATGCTTCTGCTCCCAGCCCGACATGCCCATGAAGCTCAAGTCCCTGCTTATTCCCTTTCCTACGCTGATCCACGGAAACCCCTGCTTGCGCTCTACGTATAGCGCCATTAACAACACATCCTAATCTATCGCTCCGCCTATGAATTCACCTATATCTGCATTTTGTATAGAGTATACCCCTGAATCACCCTGATCTGGCGACCGCTTGAGACGTTTCTTTGTCTCTTCTTTGCGTTCCATCTGGTATTGTCCCTTGCTGGTGTACTTGTATTGCGGCGCAGTCAGGTCAGCCATGAGATCTGTATCATCAGGGATCTTCCCATATTCAAGCCAGTCCTTCATACTGAACCACATCTCAGTTCTTATGTTAGCATAGCGTTCAGACTCTATCGCTGCTTCGGCGCTATTGATGGCGAATGCAGGATAGCCAAGCTCCCTGCACCTGTCAAATACACCAGCCCCTACACCTATTACGTCTATATTGATATTCCTGTACTTGTCCTTGTGATGCAATACCCCTATCCTGCCCACTATCTCCATCGTGTCACGCGTGTTCATGGTCTCCTGGTTTAGTATGACTGCTCCCCGACGCCGGGTCAGCACCGTCAGGTCGCCGCCCCCCCTCGCCACGTCTACAGATAGGGCTATATCACCAATCGCTGCTACCTCTCGCTTTGCCGCCGCTTCACATGCTGCTAGTGAGATAATCTGGTTGCCTCCTGCTTCTGGGAAATTCGCCTCAGCTTTGGATACGAACATGGGCGATCCCTCGCCCCATTTGTTCCGTTTATCATCTACCCATTCAGGATTTATCAGGTTTCTTGCCACATGCTCAGGCACTTTTTCATCTGTGAAGTTCGGCGTTGCTGTATATGGAATATGGAACTTCTCGAATGTCGGATCCCTGAAGTCATTGTAGAAATGTCCTGCCTGCTCTATGGGATTTCCTATCTTCAGCAAATGAAAGTCTCCAGATGCCTCTAATGTTTCTGCGCCTTCTACCACATCTTCACGCACGCCAGGGGCCTCGTCAAACACAACCAATACATGCTCCTGGTGGAAGCCCTGGAAGTTGACAGCCTCTTTGGGTGATATACCCAACGCAAACCAGTCAGAATCTACTTCCAGGCGAGTCGTTAGGCATCTGGCCTCGGTCTTTCCCGCTAGATGTTTATTGAAAAGCGAATTAAGTTCCGACCATAACAGATCCCGTACTTGATACCATGTTGGCGCAGTGGTGATTATCTTCGATGGATAACGTAGAAACAGAAAAGCTAAAATGGCTACAGCCGCAACAAATGTCTTACCAGCGCTGTTGCATGAACGTACAACAGTCTTCCTGTTACGAAATGTAGAATCCAATATATCGCATTGCATTGACCACAGAAATTCGGTAAGGACATCATATACCCATGCTACTGGATCATTGATATAGGCATTGCCATAGGCAATCTCTTTGTCAATCGCCTGAATTGTCATTCCGATCCTCTAGTCGTTTATAGGCTTTTTTTATAATGCCTTCCAGCGTCAACTTCACTTCACCGCTGTGCTTGATTTTCTCTTCAGCCTTCAGCCCTGTTCTGTCCAGCACATCCTTGATAGCATCTAGCTTTACCTTGTCTTCCGGCTTCGCATCCCTGACCAGCTTGTGTTGTTCGATAATAGCTTCGCTGCGTATCCTGTCCAGACGCAGCTTGTCAATGGCTTCCTGTTCACCCATGCGCTCCTTTATTTCCGCCTGAATCTGATCATTTCTAAACAAGCGACTGGCTAATGTGTAAGCCGTCGCGTCTGTTTTCGGCTCATATCCAGCATCCTTATAGGCAGATATTAGCGTCTTGCCTTCGAGTATGCCCTGTATAAATTTTTTATGTCTTGCATCTGCACTAGCCATATCACATCAATTCCTGCCATGCTATCCTGCTGCTACTTGTTCTATATCATCCAAGTCTTCTACCAGGTTTCCATTTTTATCTCTCAAAACCATACCATAGTTATTGACTTCACCTGTTGGCACATAGTCATCTCGATATTCAAGCCTGTTATTCTTAAACGGCCTGTAATCTACTTGGTGATGCCATCTGTTATAGCGCCATACTATCTTGACTACATCAGGATGCGCCTCTTGCAATTCCTGTGCAAATTGCAGACGCTTATCTGTTTGCTTGTAGTAGTCAGTCATGCCACCCTTTGCATTCCGGCGATATAAAGGTTTTTGAATCTCTCAACGAAATCCTCTATTACTCGCAAAAAAGTTCCTGACTTGACCGTATACATATTATTTTTATGCAAACGATAAAAATTATTGATATTATCATCCATCGTCCAGAAATAGGGAGTTTTCACCTCATTCTGTGCATAATCCCAAATCCAATTACGGGTTACTGTCAAGCCCTCATTCTGATGCGGTAGAACTAAAAGTTTTTTGGGATCTATGACCTTGGCATAATTCTTGTACTCTTGCTTTTCAATCACTGCCGTATAGGGAACACCTATATTCTCTAACACACGAATGGTACAAAATGCTTATAACGGCCCTTTGTCGGTATAAAAATCGGGTATTTAGGATTCATCATCAACGTATCCAAATTTTTTATTTTCTAACTTGGGAAACCAAACGTACTTCGTTCTCTCTGTAATCTTTTGCCCTATCAAGTTTGCAAATTTATCTATATCATCTGATGTCTGGAAATGTACTTTTATTGTCTTGTATGCTCCGGCATCTTCTTGTTCAAACCCAGGCATATTTTCCCAGAATTCACTGGGATTTTGCAGCTTCCCCGTATCCTCAACCTTAAACCCCACATCCTCCAGCTTCACGTCCAATGCCTGCAATTCCACCAGTTCCAGGTCAAGCTTGCTGTTTATCCACGGTGATTCATTGCTCTTGTTATCCGCTATCCGTAATGCCTTCACCTGCGCCTCAGTCAAGTCCTCACGGAATACGCATGGAACCGTAGTCTCCCCAAGCAGCTTCGCAGATTCAAGCCTGCAATGCCCGAAGATAATCTCGTTGTTCTTGTCAAGGCATATCGGCTGCGTCCAGCCATAGGTCTGTAGCAGGTGCGCCACGAACTCTATCTGCTCTTGGCCGTGCGCCTTCGGGTTGCGCGGGTATGGCTGGATGTCGTCTATGGGTACTTCCTGCCAGTCTAGTTTTCGGGGGATGTTGCTGTCAGTCATAAGTCACCTTCATCAAGCCCGGCTGCGCCAACCAGCAGTCAGCGCAACCGGGAAGGGAACAGTTAGTTGTCTATCTTACTCGTCTTTACCTAGAGCTTTTGCAACTATCGCAGCTACAGCATCATTAAATACGCTACTTCTCACTATTTTCTCAACAGACCAGGTCTGCTCATCGACGTTCCATTGACGGTCAATAGCTAAATCAGCATGTCTAACGGCCTGCTTACCTACCATGTTAGCGGATTCCAGGATGTCCTTCGTTCTCAGATTCCCGCTCTCTATAGCATTAGTTAATGCTATGAGGGAAGCGTTGCGCAGGGCTGCATCATGGGCCTGGTGATCTGAGATAAGCTTGTCAAAATGTACCCTGTTCTGGCGTGTGCCATCTAGCGAGACTTGCTGATATTCGTCAGCAGTCCGCTTGTTGTTTGCAAAGCGTAACCCAGAGCCTTCGATAAGCTCCTTTTGCAGCGTTTCTCCGCCGCCTATGTCCTCTATGTTATGCTGTGCCGTCAACAGCGTTTCATCAGCTGCGACACTATGGGTTTTCAACGCTTGCAATACTGCTTGTGTTATTAGTTCTGCGTCTTTGTCATCAAACATAATTTATCCTCCATTAGTTCTGTGAAACTGTTCCCTTGTCTTTAACCTCGTACAGCCGCCACCTCGCTGGTGCGTAGTAGCGGCAGTGCTTGTTCCCCTCGTCGTGTGTGCATGTGCGGCAGTTACCGAAGCCCTGAATGTGCGATTGTGATCGGAGTATCTGGTGAATGCACCTGACCTGGCTTAACGACATTCATCAGTCACCTCCCGCTGGCACATAACCAGCTTCTATCATCGCTTCCGCAAGGGTATTGGTTCTGTCCCACTTCACTATCTCGTCATGCCTCGTAAACATCGAGTCGCCTTGACAATCCCAGACAGCATCATACTCTATCTTCACAAAGCCATACTTTTCTCTCAGATAGTTGACTACTTCCCAGATAATGTCACCAAAGTCATGGAGAGAATCCTTTACTGCCTTCTTCTGCTTCACTATCGCAAGGGACGCCTCGATGATCATGGCGTCGAACTGCTCTTGTGTGAATAACTTGCTGTGCGTTAACTCGTATTGTGAACACCAATCATAGTCTGAGAAGCTTACTTTGTAGAGATACATTTACTTAACACCTGTTAGTTAATGTATATGTGCGCATCTATGATGCAAAAGCGAAAGCTAGTTGCTCTGGCTGTTTGTGAATTTGCGCCATATGCTTCTGCCGATTAAAGCCGCCTGCCTGATCTACATCTTCTCTCATCTTATCTATAAAATATCGTTGTTCTGCTAACCATGCCTCTAACTCGGGTGATAGAGGTGCACCTCTATCTATTACATTTATAGGAGGAAACTTTTCCCGTAGTTGCTTTTTAGATGTATACCAGATTTCCTGCTTTGGCTTATGTTCTACTGGGTCAATAATGCATTTTTGTTCCAGATAATCATATATTTCAGAACATACCCTAAACCATTCCCCCCTCACATGGTTATCTGAAAATAAATTATGTAAGACTGTTTCCATTTCTAAGTCATCATCAGAAGTAATAGTTCCTAATAGTTCTAATTCTATTGGCGAGCCTACCTGTAATTCCACCAAGCGACTATTTACATCTACTGCATGTCCTATTTTGATATATTCCTCAGAACGTATAAAATATACTGCCATATTATGTCCTCTTGCTGAATTGTCAATACATTTGTAGAGGCCCTATAATAGGGGAATTATGCAGAGCAACCATCTCTCTAAACCCGCATGGATACTGGCTTTGCGAAAGTGGCTTATTCTATGCCAGATTATAGCGAGTTTCGCTAGTTTGTGAGTGAGTTTTTGGCATGGAGTTGTTCATATTTGTACGTATATGGGTATATTTGGCATATTACTTTGCAGCAATATACTGATCATGCTCCAGTTGTGAAGCCAAGTCTCTTATATCATTTGCTATCAAATGATTCATCAAAACAAGTAGTAGCTTAGCGGGAATAAGTTTATCCTCAGATAGAATGAAATAACGGGTAATGCTCTTCGCATCAGCTTTCAACTGTAATGATGTAGTGAATCCATCTATTACTATATTACCATTACTTATCTCCCCTATTACAAAAAAACGCATATCGTTAGTTCTACTCTTCTCCACCCACGAATCCCGTTCATGACCCATCTTTTTAGCATCGAATCGAAACACGGTCGTGTCTATTTTTACTATCCAATCATCAAAACATGGTTTATCATAAATTCCCTCATTCGCTGGTGGTATATAGTATCGACCATATAATCTCTGGAAAAACGCCTTTAGATGATGCTCAATAATGAAGCCATCTAATATCTTGGAGAAATGTACTATATCTCCATCATTATATTTATTCAGCATATATCGCTGCCGCTGCTTAGCTTCTATAGCCGCATCTCTTGCTATTTCTATATTCCCATGTATAGTAACTTTACCATCCCATGCCATCCCTGGTAGTATAAGCTGCCTTGCATGGGCATACCATTCCCTCAACCCGAATTTGCCATTGATACCCAATCGAACAAACCTGTAATCACTATCCATTGCTGTTCTTACATTTTCAACTATATCCGTATGAGGCGAATACTCTGGCTGATTTCCCTTATTCAGAAAAATTATACGTTCTATTAATTCGCGATAATTTTCCGGCCTTAAAATATCCTGGAACTGTAGATAGCATTCATCAAGAATCTGTTTTATATATGACATTATATACGCCTCCAGACAACCAAGTCTCTAAGCAGTGTTATAGGTTTCTTCTCCTTTTTCATTATGTTGACCTGATTGCCATTGTATTGCTGCGTGCTGTATGGCAAACTATATCGCATTTCTATCTTATATTTATCTGAGAACATTCTTGCTATTCTAAATATATGATCTTCTAAAATGTGCTCATCATTTGGATACTGCGTAGGCGATATTACCAGTGCTATGCAAGGTACTCTCTTCGTATGTAAACACTTTATAAAAGATTCCAGCAAATTATAGAATAGCCCCAATTCTTGATTGCCCAAGTCTCTCGAATCATCTGAGTATTTACCAGAGGCTTGTCGCCAATATGGAGGATCTAGAAATACCAAATCAGGTTTGGGTATCTCAGGTAATCCATCCGCTATATTCCATTCAGCTATCTCATTAGCCCTATGCGCTTGCGGATGTAAGTCAGAACCATACCATTGACGGAACATGAACTCGCAAGCGTCTATACTTGTACCCCCACCAACAAAAGGGTCATATACAAAATCAAATGGTTCAGTGTGGTAGTAAAGCAAATTCTTCATGAAGTTTAGCGGGAATTGACCATAATAATCGTTAGCAGCATCAGCATTCTGTTGATTGAAAATGTTATAGATAAACGGCTCGAAACTGGCATATTCCTCTAAGAAATCCAGATCGTCTGCCTTTAGAGATTCAATTATTGTAGCCAATTCTGTTTCATGCTCATTTTGGGACAAAAGTGACAGTTTTGCAATGTCCGCAATTTTGTCACATATCGCACTTTTCAAGCGGTTAATGGTCTCGCGTACGACTCCAAACTCATCAGCTATCTGCTGCTGATTTTTGAGTGGATTAAGTAGCGCATGGGCTATGGCTTCGTTTGTCTCTTTCCGCCTTGACTTTCTTATATCGGTAGTCCATTCATAGCCTGTTCTATCTGGTACATCCAATTCATTCCAGAGTTTCAGGTTATATTGCGGATCTGGCTGCCATAGTTCTATACAAAGTGATTTGACATCTTTTTCGGGATGCCTTATTCCACTCAATAGATCTATCATCAACCCGGCAAGCTTTATATCACCTTCTGCTATATTCACAGTTTTGGCGAATATCTGTTCTTGCTCTGCTTTGAGTGCTGCATGATAACGGTGAACGCCGTCGATTATAATATTGTCTTGGTTTACCGTAATTGGCGGCATAGTTGCTATCTTTTTGCTATAGTCAATTACTGCTAGTTGATCTAGTCCAGATGTACGACTATACAACTTGTTTTTGAATTCCAAGTCCGAAGTATTTATCAAACGTGATTCTGCATTACCTATTTGGTTGAACAAGTCTACTTTAGTTATCATCTTTACTCTCCTTAGTGAGTATGGGCGGCGCTAAGGAAAGGGCTTGCGCCCACACCGCCCGACTGTCATCTTTTCTTTACACGTGTTACATATACGTTACAGTTGGCGGCGGCTGCCCAGCGCGCATCTTATATCCTGAAAAGGCAGCCGCCAAAGCAGACATTTTTCTGGGAAGACCTGCACCAAACCCATCAATGCCAGGCTATGCCCTGGCCGCTATTTCTTACGCTTTTTCCACGTCCGTCGCCCTATCCATGCAGCGAAAGCTAATACAACTAGCAATGCTACTAAACCCATCATATCTCCACCTTGTAATACAAAAATGACGGGTCAACGTCCCACAGTATGTTGCCCGTCTGCTTGAAATCCAGTATATAAACATCTAAATTGGTATCCAAAAACACGTTTGCCAGGTGAGGTGCTCTACCCGCCGCAACCCTGTATTCCACCAGCCCGAAGAGGATACCCGGATAGAGAAAAGTGATATTGCCGCGCAAGAACCATGCGAAGTTGTCACAGTCCCGATACTCTGAAATGAATCTGACATCCTGCACTGGTTCAAAGCCTGCTAGTATGTCGTATAACTCTTCCCTTGTGTAACCAAGGTATCGCCAATCGTATAGCTCTACTGTTAAATATGGGCTTCGTATTTGGCTTGTGATGGCGTTTCTAACTTCAGTTTGGGTGAATACATGGCGGGAGTCTATGTCTTCTGTGGGTATAGCGCAACTAGCGCACAGAAGTAATATCAGGCATGGAAACAGTCTATGCATATATCCTCATGAGGTTAGCGGGCAAGGCTTAGCCTTGAATAATAGGGAAGTGGAGAGGAGAAGGCTTTTTGATAGTCCTGCCCGCGCTATATGATGGCGGCTTATATAAGGCCTTATTTACCCACCGCTAGGCCGCCTTATTGTCTTCACTTGTATAAGCGAGGTCACGCATCAAAAAATTTACAACTTTTCTTCATCCTCTACCGTTTCTAACAGCACGAAATGATCAGGGAGGTATAAATTTCCCTCTGTATCTATCTGGAAACCAGCTTGCAGCATACCGTCAAATGATTGATGCTGAAACTGATCATCGTAGCTGTAATTCCATCGTTTTGACCTTAAGTAGTCTATAGCCCTGTTCTTAGCCGCACGAAAGTAGTAGCCTCTTTCCCACCCTTCTTCCATCTCCAGTATCGCTATATGCATCTCGCACCTTAACTCCTCAGCAAGAAACCTGTCACCGTGACCAAGCTTTCCCGCTATGGCGCAGATACCTTTATCAAAAGACTCAGAATCCATTGGCAAGTCGCCTCCTCAAATATACCTGTATCGCTAAAAACTCCTTGCTTATCATTGACCGTGATATATGGCAGCACCGCGCTATGTCCACCTGTCTATGTCCCATCAGGTACAATATCAGTATCGCCCGTTGTCTTTCATCCAGCATATTCGCCGCTGCTTTCAGGTCAGGATCCTCAAATTCGTATGTCGTTATGTCATAATTCATGGTATACCTCCAACAAAAAAAAGGCTACAGATACTTGTATTGTGTACCTGTAGCCCTTAGCAAACTCGGCATGACCACTGGCCTATCGGCCAGACAGATTGTGTCTATCTATTCAGTTTTATCTATGTAGCGAAGTATCCTCTGACAGCGTTTATATTCTCCCGCACGCTTCGCCGCCAGCCGCCGCATCTTCTCAGTAAGCTTCGTCTCAATATGCTTGTTTTGTTCCATCAGATATTCGCATGTTTTTAATACACCGCTATATTTACTCATAGAATTTATCTTATTTCCCGTCTAGTATCGATTACATATTCCTTTGAACCAGCTATCTATAGCATCCCTAACGTCACTCCACCAAACTGCATATCCGTCTATATTACCCCCTACACCAGGTAAACGAGACAATTCCTTTTGCAGCTTCTCTATATCCGCCCGCGTGACAACGTATTTTTTTGTATATGGTTGTTCATACTCTATAACCAATTCCCTCTCTTTGTCCGAACAATTCTCAGATCTGAAATATAACTCGCGTATATCAACATCCTCTTTACCGCAAATGTCTTTGAGTATCTTTGTAATCGGTATAACTGCCATTATAGTCATTGTCTTACCTCCTTGGCTTTCCTTCTACTCGTCTATATTATCCCAATCACCCGAAATGTCGTTATGAGCGCATGGAAACATCTGGCAGACAGGACAATCACCTGTTACCAACATCCAACCATTGTCCAGAGTCCATATCTGCATAATAGCACCGCCTTGCTTGAAAATGTGCCTGTAGTGTATTAGATGACCTATTTCCACATTTTCACCCCTTCTTATACCTCACGCCCAGCTTCCGACATCTCGCCCCTACAGCCGCCCTTGTTCTGACCTGTTCCCCATCCCCTGACTACGCCGCAAGCTATTCACAGCATCGCACAGGTCATCCAGCGTCAAGCCTGCGCCTTCTCTAAGTACCTCGTCTTCTGGTTCTTGCCACTTGTCACCGCCTGCCATGCTAATCACCCTTAAGCAAATACTTCTTGTTTACGCACTTGAATGACAGCTTGCGTCCCAATATAGCACTCTGAATAGGCCTTACAGGTCTGATTACTATTCCTTCCCGCTGATGGCCGTTTGGATAGAATCCTTCTGATAAAGCTTCTAGATATGATATATCCATATCGAATCGTTCGCCCCATGTCACATCATTAACTACAGAAACTCCGAAATATTTAGCATAAGTTTGAACCTTATTTTGTGAGACATAGGTTCCCATGTTTATATCAAACACATCAAACACCGCCAGGGATAATTCCTTTGCTCCGTATGTATTCTTCTGTATACCCGGCCCATATATCTCTCCCTGAATAGCAAAACCAGCACCTACAAGCCGCTGCAAGTCATACTTCTCTACGATCCGCCAGTAGACATTATCCCCTGGCTTCTTTGCCCAGTTGCTTGATGCTACTATCAACTCGTCTTCACTGAAGACTATGGTGCAACTGGTTCCATCTATCTTTTCCGTGATTACATACGGCAACCCCGCCATTTCATGAAGCAATCCTGGCTCTGACTGGATTCGCACTTCGTCTGTTTTGGATATACCCAGATGCGAAGGAAACGGCCCTGCGTTATCACCGACTTTGAACCGTTCAGGGATCTCGTACTTGACAACGCCAAGGGCTTCAGATAGATCTGTACCTACTTCCATGTCCGTATATTCAGGAAATGTGGATAGCGGCAACGCTAGTCCTTGTGATACTTGCCCTCTGAATTTGCGTGTCTTGATCCGCTTGTGTTCTCCCAGGAATGTACACCACTCGGCTTCGGGTAGAACTGTGTCTATCTCGAAGAATACCACGAGATCGCCTGGTTCCAGTTCGCCCTTCTTCACCACGCATTGCCAGCCCAGTACCGTCGCCGTTTCTATCTTATCTGCGCCTTCTATCGGTGATATATCTATGACTTCCTGTATACTTGCTAGTTTTCGCATCATACGCTCCTTTCTGGTGGGGCGTGCAGGATTTGAACCTGCGAAGCCGAAGCAAGCGGTTTACAGCCGCTCTCCTTTGACCGCTTGGATAACGCCCCACCGCCTGTCATTTCACGAATCCGCCTACAGATGTCTTGCTGAAACTACCAGCACCTTGACTTGCCTGCACTGCTGACTGGCTGAATAGTGCGAAGGCTTTCAGTATCTCATCCTGTGTATTATCCGGCGTGAGAATCCACTGATCCCTGAGTCCCATAGACTTGAACACAACAGCAAAGTCCGTCCTCCCGCCGTCGTCAATACCCATAGCTGCCACGATGTGCGTCTCCTGCATAAGCATGTCGTTGACGATGCTGGCAACCTTAGCTGGCGTCGCACTAACGGAATGTTCATCGTGTCCATCGGTGGCGATGAGCGTGACAGTCCGCACGGGTACACCTTCATTTGCAAACTCCTGCGCTTTTGCCACTACCGTGCCCAGCAGGACTACCGACTGATCATACAGCGGCGTACCGTGACAGGCATCATAGTTCGTGTCATCCATCATGACCGCTTCCATAATTGGCCTGTAGTCGAATAGCACAAAGCCGTTCAGATACCGTGTATGCGCCAAGATGCTGTCTTTTCTCGACGACCGCTCAATGATAGTCTGATAGACATAATTATGCCCGTCTATCATAGTCTGCTCATTTCCTGCCCCTTTGATAGATCCTGAGTCGTCTACCATGACAGTAACAAGTACCACCTCGCTTGACTCTATCTCCATTGCAGGTACGCCCAGCGCAGCCTCTATCTGCTGCCCTATATCTGCTACCATTAGCGCCTGCATTGACTGACCTGAAAGCACGCCATCATCCTTCGCCGTCTGTAGCAGTTCTTCTATATTTCTCGACATGATTCTCTCCTTTCAATCCAGTGTTATATCCGGCCATGTATCCACAGGATCGGTTGATTTGACTACGTGCATTCCCGCATCAGCAAACCGCTGGAATGCCTCATTTGCCTGGTCAGTGAAGTCTATCACGCCTGGGATAACAACAGGTGAAGTACAATCTTCTAGCAAATAGACTTTTTTCACGAGTTCCGGATCTTGCGCCTGGATTTCACCAAGTAAGTTTGCGATAGTCCAGGCCACGCAATGGCTCTTTGCCTGTCCTGCTATGACTACCATATCAGATTCCAGCAGGATCTTGATGAAGCCCACATTCTTCTGAGCTATGGGATTTCCGCCAGGGCCCTCCATTACCTCCGGTCGCAAAACGGAATAGTTCTCAGTCAGTGGATTGCCACCCTTTATCTGGAATAGCGTCTGACTCCTACGTGCTACGTTATGCACAAAACACGCCTCTTCCACAGCCGACACCAGGGCATGTCCGATGCCGCCCAGCATAGCATGATACGGCCAGATCATAAGCGCATACTTACCGCCGCCGCTGAGTTTCTCTGTATAACTCAAGGCGTGCATAGCAAGCGCCTTGTAGTTTCCGCCAGCGATGCCCGCCACGGCAGGATTTACTTTCCACGTCCCATTCTTTATATCATCAACAGTAATCACTGTAGCGCCTGGCGTAGGATGCTCGCCAGCGTCATTGACGAAGAAGATGGCGTGGAATATCTGCATGGCTGTGTGGGTATCCATACTTGGAACTATCTGCGTTATGACTCCAAGGTTTCGGTAGATGAACTCACATAGCCGCGTGTTATCCTCGACTGCACCCGCTACGAATAACTCGTAGTCAGGAATGCAAAAAGTATTTTGCACATCTACCAGCATCAACGTGACCTTCGTTTTGTCCTTCGCTGCCGCGGGTAGGGCATGTGTAGACGCCCAGGACTTCGCATCTTCCGCCCGCTGCTGATATGGAACACGCCATACTTCACCTACTTTTGCGCTATCAAAAAAATCTGGAACTGGCAATTGCTTATACATGATTCTCTCCTTTCACCGTATCGTTAGCAGGTTTATCTCCTGCTGTTTGACTATATAAAGTCCCTCTTTCCCTGCAAGTAAACTGACTGAAGAATCCACAAATGGCTCAGTATCGGGGAATGTCTTGACCTCTGTTATACCAGCGTCATCTACCACCACGCGTACAACGCCGTTATCAGTCGGACATAACAGGGAATTACCTGTTGCTATTTTCCCGCTAATAGTTCCAAGCCACTTGTCTGAGCCTGTAGGCTCCTCTATACTCGTGATTACTTCCCCCTTCCTGGTTATGATGGTACACCGATTTACCCTGCGCTGCCCATCCTGTAATGTAGCGAAGAACCAACATAACTCCCTGCTGAATGCGCAGGCGGCATCAAGCAACTGCCCCGTCATGCGAGGTAGTGCCACATTGTCATTGATTCCCGCCCGTTCAGCATCAAACACGAAAGCCTGCTCTATTTTCCCCGCCCGGTAGAAGCCAAACCCGAACCTCTCGCCAACCCATATCTGCGTCTGATTTTCCAACGTATCACCTATATAGAAGTCAGCCATGTCACCATTACGCATTATCCGTCCAAGGCTGCACCAGTAGATGTGATTGGAATTGGCGGCTATAGCTGACGATGCTCCCACCGTCTCGGCTAAACGTGACCATATTTTTCCATCGCCCGTATCAGCAACAACCCATTCTCTATCTGCACATATTGTAATATGTCCACTAATCTCATATTTAATATTCGGTGCAGAGGAATAGTAATGCCGCAACTCATACCCATTCTCTCTGAATAGCTTATCGCCTCTCACTTCCAACCAGCGCATCCCGTCTTGATATACTGCAAAAACTATCCTGCCCATAGTCCTGTATACGTTCCTGCACGTCACATTCCCCCGCACAGTAACCAACCTCGCAGCTTGCCTTCCCTTGTGACAGACAGGGCAGACTGGACGTGCATATTCAGCGCCACAAACCCTACATCGTGCCCAGCGCAACGACCTGATAAGCTTCTCAGGGAATACGCCGCGCTGGTCTTTCCCGAAGCACAGACAGAAGTGCTGAAGCAGCTCATCCGGCAAGGTATCCAGCGGAAAGGCGGGCTTCGGATATGTGACTTCTTTGTGGAAAACGCTGATTCTGCGTAGCGGTCTCATAGTCTGCGGTATACGGTTTGCCTTGTTTTTCGGGCGGTAGATTCCGCCGTAGGGGTCTACACATAACAGGGATCGCACGAGCATTACGTTATATGCGTACCAGTCTGAATCTGTATTGTATGTCTTTATCGGCATCGGTATCTTCTGTGTAGCATCGCATAGCAGCGGGTCTATGAACTGCATGGTAAACAGATGGCAATAGAAGCCGCCGTACTGGTAGCTGTCAGCATCGATCAGGCTGACGGTACTCACTGCCTGGGATATGAGGATGTTCAGGTCATTGAAGTCGCCTATCACTACGCTCTTGGCGTGAATTCCCGTAACTGCTACATGTAACTCATGGAATACCTGTATCACCTTGTTCATACTCAACCCAGCATTGTGATAGCTTCTCTCGCTATATCGCAGGATAGGCTCTGCCTTTTTCACAAGCTGCATGGTATATCCCAGGATTATTCCTCTATCGTCCCGTGCCAGGTCTATCGGCTTCACCACTGCCACAGGCAAGCCCGCTGGAAAGGCTGGAAGTTTTCGCTGGTGTTCTTTTAATCTTTCCCTGCTTGCCTGCTGCGCTTGTAAGTTTCCAGCGAAGTCAGGATGGTCTGGCTGCTTGAATAGCTTGAGCGCGGTCTGGCTATCCAGCATATATACGTCAGCCTCACCGCCCTTACCGATAGACATGGACGGCTTTATCGTGATTCGCCTGTTATTTACCAGTATCGCCATGTTTCCTCCTGATAACGATCAGCGTCGTGTCGTCTTTCAGTATACCATCTTTCCTGTTGTATAGTGCAAGCTGCCGCCGCACCTGGTCTTTGTTCCTGAAGAACCTATCATCTGTCCAGAAGATAGACGGATCGGGAACGTGTACCAGACCGTCGGTGGCTATCAACAGCGATTCCAGCTTGCTTACGTCGAAGTAGGCGAACCTCATCCACACATCCGGCCATATCAGGTTATATGCGAAATATTGCGGCTTATTATCTGGATATGGCCCAAGCTGTGTCTTGTCACCATTGATAAAATAATAGCCGTCGCCGCAGTGAAAGACACAACCCGTCCTTTCAGAAAGAACCACGCCGATGATACTAAATAGCAGATAGTCGAATAAACCATATTTATTCAGATCCATAGATTCCGCGAAGAGGTGAAGCCTGTAATCTAGGTCGTTTTGTATATACTGCTCAAACGACGCACTATGTAGCGCACCAAAACACTTTACATACCCCCGCTGTGCCGCCTTCAGCATAAGCCCCAACCCCACGTGCGCGCCTACTTCACTATACTGCCCGTCACTACAACCATCAGCTACACCCGCCACCAAACAGTCCGCTCCCGCTCGCCACCTATACGCGTCCTGGTTGTTTCTCCACCGCAATGGCTGAAGGTGCATTGTGCCTGTTACACTTCCGCCCGCTATCTCATATTTTGATATTATATTCATATCAACCTCTCAATATCGTGTTGGGATATATTTCTGCTCTGTATATTCAAACAGCTTTTTCATGTATCCTACAAGCGTAGGCGGGCCTTGTGCCTTCGCAGGAGTATCACTTAACTTCACCACGCCCTGCCCGCATGACTTCACCAGCTTGATTACTATGGAAATGGGCGGAACCAGCAGGTCGCAGGTTAGGTTCGTACCCCAGCCGAACGAAATATCAAAGTGATCCCAGACTTCCGCCAGGGCTACAATAGTCTGCACATCCAGGCCATCGCTGAAAATTAGTGTTTTCTCTTTCATATCCACGCCTAATTCTACGCATCTGTCGTGTAGTATTTGGGCGAACCCGCTTGGATCGCCTGAATCCTGTCTGAAGCCTCGCCACTGGTCAAAGGTTTCCCGCGTCATCTGCTCTATAGCATATTCCGATCCGAAGGTATCCGGCAAATCTATCCGCATCTCATACGGATAGAGTTTCTGCCAGCTACGCATCACCGCCGGATGCGTCTCCCACCAGATGGCGTCACGCCATTTGCCTGAGAATATGAGGTATATACTATCATCCGTAAACCTTAACTCATAGGCAGGCGGTTCGCAGGCATTCATAAGGTTAGCTTCAAACCACGAAAACACAGGTTGAGTACCTATATAGAGATTAGAAAGATAACGCAATTCGTCACCAGTAAAGAACAGCGTCCTGACGTGGCTTAGTTCATCACGCAACTCGCTTTCTTTTATATATCTGGTCAACTGCGCATCTTTATTGCGACAGATGAACTGATATGTCACGTTTATATCGGGTGCATATTCTTTAACATATTTCCACATTGTCAACTTATATAGGTCGGTGTCCAGTCGAGAGTTAATAATCATCATTATCCCCTTTCTGCTCTACCCAAAGTTTCGTCAAGCCCTTTATCTTGCCCTTTGCCCAAGCCTCCACGATACTACCCCATCCCATCTTGAACCAATCAAAAGCGCATATATCCCGTCCCATAGCCCTGCTGCGCTTTACATATAGCCGCTGCTTATGTAGTTTGCGTCTCCTGGCAGCCGCACACTTACGCTTGATTTCCTGCTGTCTTCCATCACCTGTAAATCGCATTACAACCCCCTCTTCGCTGCATCAATTATCCCTGGCAGCATAGCCTCTAGTCGCTCAGTGTGTGCCTTGTTCGCCCGCTGTGATAACTCTACCTCCAGCCTGTCGTCTTTGGGGTTCCTATATAGCATAGAGTTTCGTATCACTACGCCATCGACAAATATAAGGCTTTCAAGCTTACATTTGACAGCTTCGCCCATTCCAAAAGGGACGTAAAGGTAAGCCCGCCATGATGATGATAGACCACCACCATATTGTATTTGAAACCAATGGATACTATATGGCGCAAGGTCTGGCGATCCCGTCTCTTCTATGACATCTGCCGCTTTAGGCTTCATGTCAATACTAGGCGCTAGGTCGCTGGACAGCATATCAGGAACCGTATCAACAGAATACAATTCCCTCTCATATTTTGCTCGTTCTGCCTCTCTTCCATCATGATAGCCTATAAGAAATATAGACACAGCCAAAAACGCACACCCGCCTATTACAATTAAGGCATATTTGAAACTACTCATAATCTATCTCCTTTCACAAAAGCACTACTTCCAGCTCCAATTGATCAGCCACTACCTCTGCCACTATCCGCCGGTGACACTGCCTGTAGTCGCGCTCACAGCATAGCAGGCAGATGCCTGTATCAAAATGCCGAAAAATACTGTCTATTCGGGCTAATCCCCTTACTATAGGAAATTTGTCGAGTCGTTGTCGGAATGATGTCATGCTTTCACTTGCATCTTTCGATAAATCAGGTATCATAAAATACCCTATCCCCGCCTCAAATAGCCTGTCCCCCATATAGAGGTCTCCATAAGGCGAACACCCCCACCAGAATGCCTTGCCGTTACGCGACTTGCTACATTCGCGGCGTATGTCTACCACGCAGGATATGTCAGCATCGAGAAGACGCTGGAAGAAGTCATGCCAGGTTGTGCGTCCATAGCCGATTGTATATAGTTTAGCCATTCCTTTCACCTCCGTCTGCATTCTCCCGCACTATCTCGTCTATCGGCAACATTTCTTTCTGCTTGGTTACTTCTGCAAGATATTCGGTTTTCAACCTTTCTTTCTCGGCTATTGCTAATCTGGCTTCGGCATCCTGTCGTGCTTTCAGGTCTTTCAAAGCCATATATGCCTCCATTAGCTGCGGTAGATTAGTGCTATACAGACTATAGTTATTTACTGCAAATTCAATATCTACTCTTGCGCCAACAGACAGCATATCGTTTCCATCCGTATCACAAAGCCAATACCATTCATAACCGTAAATACTCACGCTTTTGCTCAACCGATACTTCCCAAGAGACTTACTACCCGTAGATACTGATACTTCATATAGCAATCCTGCCAGTAGCTTCAGGAAAGCACCTACACTGCTATGTTCTTTTAGTATCTTTACCTTCTCCTCCAATGCCAAACCATGTTCAAGCTCTTCTGCTGGTTCTGGCACTGGTTCTGGTTTACTGAATATTCTGTGAAATACAGTATAAACTTTTTGCATTACCATCTTCTTATCTTCTTATCCGTCCCAAATACTCCATCATGCTATCCGGCCATTGCTGGATCTTCTTAGGATAGCCATAGTTGCTTTTGATAAAGACTGGTATATGGAACACCTTGCCCGTTCTAACTAACTTTTCCGCCCATTCTATCGGCGGCTTCTTTGCACCCGGCCTGCTGTCTGCGCCTATTATGATCCAATCAAGGTCTATTCCGCTGCTAACAGCAGGCTCCGCCAGCAATGGCTCAAAGCTTGCAAATAGATTCCCTATTGCGTGGCTGTATAAATCTACCAGGTTCCGTAGAGTTCTTTCAGTTCCATCCCACGTCGTACCCCACCAGATATTTGGATAGACCCCGCGGCAGTATACGCCATACTCCCGTGGCAGCTTCGTCAGAAACATATATACATTCTGCTTATCCTTTATCGCCTTCTCTACGATAGCCTGTTTCCATTCGTGTGGAATATCTGGATGGAATAGGTCAAGGTTACTGCCCACGAAGATGCGCTGACCTGTCGTCCGGGGATGCCACTTCAGTTCCTTTTCACTGAGTCGTATAGTCTCATCTATCCCGAAGCGGTGATAGAATGATGTCATGTAACAGTAATGACAGTTTGGCTTCATAGGGCAGCGACCTAAGACCATGTTGCTGGTATAATCACACCATTCTATTCCACTTTTACCTTGTTTTTTGCCCATGTCGTACCTCACCATTCTATATCTACGCGCAGAAAACCCAAACTTATACCAATTTCATCTAGCCTGTTTCTTTTATATCTGCAACGATGCCACCCTAAGCCAAATGCATCATACCAAAAATACCATCTAGGAACAGGCCTCCAGTACCAATATATACCTATAGCACATCTTTGACAGCTTATTACTAAGCTGTAACTGCCTGTCGAAGCGAAGAGATATATGTGCCTGTTGCGGATTACATGCATCATAACTTAGCTATCTTCCTTCTATCATCTTCTATAGTGGCACTGACCGCCCCTTCAAAGAGGTTATCTATTAGCTCCTCACACATTATAGCCTCTTCTGTATCTTCACCACAAACTTTTGACATACGCCCCTTTAATATAGCTGGATCTATGACAGGAATACCTGTACCTTCATTGTGAATTTGAAGCTCAGGTAACTCTATAGCGTCCCATAACTCCATATCCTCTTCTGTAAAGGCATACAGAATTATACCCGCGGGCGTACAGCATTCATTACATCCTGGATAGATTTGAACGACATACGTTATTTCGCCCGGCCCTTTAAATCTATAAACAGCATCATACTCACCACAACCACATATACCCATGATATGCTCTCCTTTCATACCCCTATCCAGCATACTAAGACTGCACATCCGCCATATCCTTACTGCTACCGTAGTATTTCAGATATGCGGCAACTTCTTGTCCTATTATACCCTCATGGACATATATATGCCACTGCGCTTCCTTTTCGTTCATGGTCAGTTCGTGTTCCTTGGAGAATGCCGACAGTCGTTCCAGCCAGTTCCCATCAGCCCAATTCTGCCCTTCTGCTATCCGCCAGGACTTTACCTGCTCATCGCTTGCGCTATCCGTCACAGATGGGATATATCTATTCGTGCGTAGTTTACCATCATATCTCTGCTGCTCCAGATCACAAAATGATACTCGCTCCATCTCCTTTTGCGTAAGATACCCCTTCTGCATAGCATCAAGCATTTCAGCGTATCGCCTGGACAATGGACTGTGTTCACCTTCTCTAGCTACGTCAATCACTGCGTCCATTACGTTCTGCATCGTGTTCCTCCTTCGCTCTTTCAAGCCGTTGTTTGGCATCCTGCAACGCCTGTTGATAACTTGGATCATCCCTATCTGCCGAGTCATCTTGCGCTATGGCTTCATATACCCGCTGCGCGTCGGCTAATTCCTGATCAGACGATAATTCATTTGTCTTAGTTTCTGCTGCCCTATACCACGTCGGATTTCTGGCAGTTTTATCTATAAACCTCATCAGTGTATTGGGCTTCGCTTCCGTGAGGATAACAGGCATCCTATTGATAGCTTCAAGCAATTTCTGTTTGCCGTGTTCCTGAATAGCACTCATTATCTGTGCAACAGGCGGCACTAGTTTTATCTGTTTACCCCATTTTTGCAGAATTGCACCCTGTATTATAGTAAGATCTGTAGTTATACTATTATGATCATAATTATTATTATCTTTTATTATATTATCTTTTAGAGGCTGTGAATCATTGATTTTATTGGTATCTACAGGATTTTTCCTTAACGAATCGTTAAGCTTTTGGTCATTTTTCCTTAACGATTCGTTAAGCTCCTTAACGATTTGATAAGGTTTTCTTAACGAATCATTAAGCTCCTTAACGATTTGATAAGCTACCTTCATCTGTCTGAAAGCTTCCTCTCCTAGAGCCTCGTCCACAGCACTGTAGTTCAGGTTTCTAGTGAGCAAATCACTATCTGCTTTCTCCCTGTATTTGCTACGCAGCGGCACTTTCCAGGAAGGCCAGTATTTATTAAAAACGATAACCTTCGGCCTGCTGTTAAGCATAGCGTAAATAACCTGTTTTTCCTGGAGTGCCTGCAATGTCCTGGTCAATGCTGGATGATGTAAGCCCATAGCTGCTGCTGCCTCCTCCAGTTTACCTACAATGCAATAACGTCCCTGATCCTTGTCCGCGTCTTCGTCTCTTTGCTTGACACAGCCGTAAGTCCACCGGATAACTTTCTTAATAACAACTAATTCTAATTCATTGAATTTGTATCTATTTAACGCATCCCACAAACGCCTGTCTATCCGCATCCATTCGCCATCTTCAAGTTGAACCAAATCATCCGCCATCATACCCCTCCAGGTGGTAAAAGTGGGCGGCGTCCACCTGACAGCGTTTGCCACGCCGCCCGAAGCCCGGTTGCGCTTGCCGGGCTTAATCAAACCAGCTTATCATCCATGTCACTGCCGCCACTGGTAACGCCAACTCCGCCAATGGAATAGCTATCAAGCAACACTTCCAGTATTTCACGTCAACCTGCTTCTCTTTTGCCCTACTTCCCCAGTATTCCACGCTATACTGAACCAGCAAGCCGCCGATGAAAATATTGAAAGCCAATATAGCCAA